CCAAGAGATCAGGAACGGTGCAGCAAGCGTTGTCGTGGGGCGTACAACGTACGTGCTAGGGGAGTAGTCTGATTCAACTAGTCCGGCAACGGGCCGGGCGTGGTGGTGAGTTAGGACAACCGAAGATGCCACAAGCGGACAGCGTGCAAGCGCTGAGAATGTCGCTTGACTCGGAGCCTGCGGGTGCCGGGCAAGCGAAGATCGTTTACCCGGAATCGCGGGCTTGCTGCATTCTGTGCGGCGGGCCGACTGAAGTCCTGGTGGTGATCGCTGTCTTTGAGTCTGCGTCGAATTCCGGCGTACTCAAGGGCTGTGGCTACTGCGCCGAGCTACTCGGGGTGGCGGCATGAGCGCGGGAACGGGGCCCACGGTCCCCCAGAAGGGATATGAGGCAGCGTGGGCGGCATACGTCGACCACGTGCACCCCAGGGACGGAGAGACCCCGCCATGCCCCATCTGCGTCAGCTCTAAGGGGCCGAGCCAGGGTTGTGAAGAGGGACAGAGGCTTCACGGTAACTACCGGCTCGCGAGGATCGGCAAGCCCATAGCGGCTGGCTGACCGCAGACAGAAAAAGACCCGTCCGGGTGGTTTCCCGGACGGGTCTTCTGTGTCTAGTAAGGGGGCGCTGGTACTCGCCACAGCGCCCACCCCTGCCCGTATGTGCGGATGGCTACGCGGAACGGCATTTGCAGCCTGGTGTACAGCCGCGCGGTTTCATGCCAGCGAACCAGCGAGTCATGACGGTCGAGACAACCTGTGATCTGAATGGCGCCCGGAGGCAGGGGCGCGCCCTTGTGCTTTCCCATGCCTCAACTGTACGAATTCCGGCCCGTTACCGAATCGCCCTGCGGTATGGGAAAGGGGTCACACGCTGGTCACGGGGCCCATATGATCATGGGCATGAACCGTAGATATGTGATCACGCGAACCCCGGGCGGTTGGGGAATACGCGACCTAGTGGCACCAGGCCTCTGCACGCTGCAAGACGACCGGGGCGCCACGGTGCCTCTTGGGTGGGCCGATCCCGCTGGCGCCGAAGAGTGGCTGTACCGGTGCCGCGTAGCTTGGGGCGCTGGCCTGGTCACAGCGCCGGACGGCTGGCGCGGATAGGCCCATGTACTCAAGGGTGTGCATGTGACCCCTGACGTGTGTAGCCTTGAGTACATGGACCCCAAGACACTGAACGTAGCGCTGTACCTGCGGCTGAGTCGCGACACAGACAGCAGCGCCAGCATCGAGACCCAGCGCGCTGCCGCCCTTGCTTGGCTGGCCGCGAACGGCATCACGGACTACGTGCTCACTGAGTACGTGGACGCTGGCGTATCCGGCGCGAAGCCCCTGGAAGCACGCAAGGGCATGGCCCAGCTCATGGCCGACGTACAGGAGCGTGTCACGGCCGCAGGGCGGAACACCCCGGATGAGACGATCCTCATAGCGTGGAAGCTGGACCGGTACGCGCGCAGCGTGAGTGAGTTCCTCCGCCTGGTGGCATGGGGCCAGCCCCGCAACGTCCGGATGGCCACGACGGACAACACCATCAACACCACCACGCCGACTGGCCGCATGGTCGCTACGGTGCTCGCTGCGCTGGCCGAGTGGGAACGTGACCTGATCAAGTCGCGCATTACCGAGGGGCAGGCAACCAGGCGCGCGCAGGGCCGATGGGGCGCCGGAAACCCCCCGTACGGGTACCGGATCGTCTTTCGGGACAGCGCCGGAAACCCGGTCGAGAAAGACAACGGTTCCGCGTATCTCGAAATACACGAGGAACAAGCGGCTGTAATCCGGAAAGCCGTTGATGAACTACTGACCAACGAAGATAGTTCGATCGCCAGCACAGCGCGCATGGTGGACGTATCAGAGGCTCAATGGCGCCGAATGCTCAAAGCGCCGACACTGAAAGGCCAGCGCACACACAAGGGCGAACTCGTCGTTGCCGAGGATGGAATTACGCCCGTGCAGTTCGCCGAGCCGATCATCGGCGCCGCTGAATTCAAGAAGATTCAAGCCCGTGTGGCCAAGCTGTCCACCGGTGAGCAGAAGACGCCTAGGGCGGGGGCGAACCTGTGCGCCGGTATGTCCTGGTGCGCTGTCTGCAACGGGCGACTGAACGGCGGGCGCAGCGACCGGGGTGACCAGCTCTACCGGTGCAAGGCTGGGCACATGTCTATCTACGCCCGGGTACTAGACGCGAAAGTCGAGACTGAGTTCATGACCCGGTTCGGGGGCATGGCGGAATACGTGGTTCGGCTCGAAGGCGGTAACGATCTCAGTGACCAGTTGGCAGAGGCGGAGGAGCAAGCGAAGCGACTGTCCAAGCGCATGGCGACGGCCGGGCCGCTCATGTTCGGCTCGCTGGAAGAGCTGAGCGCTGAACTGGAAGCCACGTACGCCGCTCTGAGGGCCGCGCACGACCCTGACGTACGCGAGGTGCTTGAGCCCACTGGAAGGACGCTGGGCGAAGCCTGGGAGGCCTCCCCGGGGTCGCGTGGCCGCTTGCTCCGGGACCTAGGCCTGCATGTGGTGCTGACCACCAACGGACGGGGGCGAATCAGCGCGGAGCGGGTAGGCGAGCGCGTGTCGGTCTCATGGGCCATCGGGGGCGATGATCAGGAGCTGGCAGAGATGATCGGCGACATGGAGGCAGCGCGATGACCGACACACGACCTTGCCCCGGATGTGGCGAAGCCAAGCCAGCGGAAGACTTCGTGGCGGACGGCACTCACTACCGGTGCCGAGAATGCAGGCGCAGAGATGCAGTCGCCTACCGCGCTGGGATGCGCAAGGACGCGTGCGCTGTGTGTGCCCGGCCCATCGTGGGAGACGGAATCTGCCAACGGTGCTGGGAAGCCATCCGCGAACTTGGCGGACTCGACGGGCTGAAGCGGGCAGCGCGAGCGGTGAAGTACGTACAAGAGAAGTGACCTAGGTCACACCATATGTCACAGGGCGATCACGGGAACGTGTCCGGGGTCGCCCTTTGGCGTTACAGCGCGCAGGGTCGGTGACGTTTCGTCTTCTCACCAACAAGATCAACATACCCTCTGACCTGCCCAAAGTGATGAAGTGACGATTAGACCCCCAATCTCACAAAACCATAAGGACTTCTATAGGCATTCCGAAACCGAGGTACGTTCCGTCACTTCGTCACTCACCCCTCAGAGACCCTTCACCCGATATAAATAAGGTATGGGCCGGTAGTTCCCGCGCATCAAGGTGAACCCACACGGCGGACCGAGGACACGGCCCATGAACGGCCCTGGTTGACTCCCTTGCCTCTCTCCCAAGGTTGAGTCCCAGGGCTTTGCCCCCTTAGCTCAGTGGTCTAGAGCGTCCGCTTGTCGTGCGGAGGGTCACCGGTTCGAATCCGGTAGAGGGCGCGTAGGCAGACCCCGAAGGGCCCTTGACCGGGAGATGACGGGTGGCCTTGGGTGAAACCGGCTCTACCTCCCTGGCTAGTCACCAGCGGAGCGAGCGGCGAGTAGCCCTAAATCTTCCCGCTGGTGTAAGCAGCACATCCCGTCAAGGGAAAGTCCGGCACGCAATCCGGGCGGGTCGCCATGGCGTGTAGCTCAACGGTAGAGCGCCGGACTGTTACTCCGGGGGTTGCTGGTTCGAATCCAGCCGTGCCAGCGCGTGGGTTCCCCTGCTGTCCTGACAACGGGAACATCTGGCCTGCCTTTAGCCTGACGAAGCGGCCCCGTAAGGGTACGCAGAAACCGCCTTCGGGTGGTCGCGTGGAGTCTCCCCAGGCAGGGAATAACTGGAGACCTAGGGACAGCGTTACCGCTGATGGTGGAACGGTAGACACCCTGCGCTTAGAACGCAGCGCCCATCGGGCATGGGGGTTCGAATCCCTCTCAGCGGACGTTCCACGGGCCCTAAGCTCGTGCGCTGGCACTGGCCAGTGAGTTGGGTGGTTGGACGCCACCAGGGTGGGGGCAGACGTGCCCGACAGGCTAAAGCGCGTGATGACCACGGCGCGAGCGGTTCAAGTCCGCACCACCTACGGAAATCCGTAGGAGACTCCCCGTGAAGACGTCGTACCCTCAGCCTGGCGATTTGGGCCTTACGCGTATCGCTGGGGCCACGGGCAAGCTTGTCAGCATCGGCCAGCGCATCGTGGGCAGTGGGAGTTTCTACACGCACGCGTTTGTGTATCTGGGCAACGGCGAGATCATCGAAGCTGAGCCGGGTGGTGCCCGTAAGACGCTTCTCTCGCACGCGTTGCAGGGTCGCAAGACTGCTGCCTATTCAGACTTTGATCTGAGCGAAGCCCAACGGAGTGCCATTGTGTCTGCCGCTGAGTCGCTGCTAGGTACCCCGTATTCGTTCCTTGATTATCTCGCCATTGGTGAGGCTCGCCTACTGCACACCACACGCCTTGAGCGCTATGTCAGCGATACGGGCCACATGATCTGTTCTCAGCTTGTTGACGAGTGTTACCGGCGAGCGGGAATCGAGCTTTTCCCGAATCGCATTTCTGGCGACGTTGCGCCCGGTGACCTTGCCAAGCTGATTGGAGCCTAAATGGCTGTCTGTGATTCCTGTGGTGCGTCTGCTGTCCTTCAGTGGAAGCGTCGCCCTACAGCGGACGAGCTTTCCGCGCTGGTTTCTGCTGAGCAGGAATGGCGCACTGCGCATACGCCTGATCCGGTAAACCCTCCGGATTTCGGCCCTATGCCTGACGCCACTAATACCACTCTCGCTGTGTACGCCTGTGGCCCACACTCCCTGTCTGCTGACCTTGCATCCCGTGTCCATCAGAGCCTGTGCTCAGGGCCACGGAGTGCCAGCCTGCCAGCCTGTGACTGTGAGCCTGAGCCTGCCACTGTCACTCCGGTTACCTGGTAGTGGCACGGCGTCCTTGCCTGCGCTGTATGCGACTGACCACTAATCCTTCCCGCTGTGACACATGCCAGGCTGCATACATGGCACAGCGTGAGAAGCAGCGTGGCAGTGCTTCTCAGCGTGGGTACACCAGTAAGTACAGAGCAGTAGCAAGAGCAGTAGTGGCAGAGCACAGGGCCAGCCATGGTGACTACTGCCCAGGGTGGGGAGTTCCTGCCCATGGCGCGCAGGATCTCACTGTTGATCACGTCATCCCGCTGGCTGCTGGTGGCACCCATGAGCGGAGCAACCTTCGTGTCCTGTGTCGAGCCTGCAACAGTCGCAAGCGTGACGCTGTGTAGCTGTTTCTCAGGCTCAGTGCGGGCGCTGCCCTGCCTGGTCCGAGCCCTCCAATTCGGACATTGCAGTACAAGTATGCCCATAGGGGGGTAGGTCAATCTATAGCGGTGCATACCCAAAGGACCCGGCCCCCAGGCGGGAAAACATCGCCGCGAAATTCGACCCCCCGGGGTCTGCCCCAAAAACGCTCTGATCCCGCATAAACGTGGGAAAAACACGTCCAGCGGGAGGGAAAACACATGGCCGTTGGCCGTCCTCCCGTACCTGCGGAGCGTAAGCGGAAACTGGGAAATCCTGGCGCCCGCCCTTTGCCTGATCCGGATTCTGTCCACGATGTTGCGCCGCTCGTCACGTACGTGCCTGATCACCTCGGCCCCGTTGGCGCTGAGCTTTACACACGCATTGTTACTGGCGCTGCCTGGCTCGCTGACACGGACCGACCGACACTTGAGCTTCTCTGCGAAAAGGTCGACCGACGCGAGCAGATGAAAGACCAGCTATCGCGCAGCGAATTGGTGCTCTTCACGGACAAGGCTTACGCCTACCCCAATCCGCTCGTCGGCATGCTCAGCACCATTGAGACTGAGATTGCCAAGCTGTTCAGCGCGCTGGGTCTGACGCCTACCGATCGCACCCGTATGGGGCTCGCTGAGGTGAAGGCACGAAACGCGTTCGAAGACTTCCTAGCCAAGAAAGCGGGGCCAGCGTGAGCCGGTGGGGTGAGCTGATTCCGCACGACGAAGACGCAGGCACCGCATGTCTCTGCGGCTGCAACGACGAGTAGCACATACGGAAATCCGGAGGTGACCAGGTGGGCGCTAAGCCCTATCTGCTGACCCCCGTGACCAAGGCTGATGTCAAGCGGGGCGACGGCGCAGACTTCGTTGACTTCTCTCAGTCGTTCCTGCGGATCACCAAAGACTCTGTCGGCGGGTCCAGCGGCTCACTCTTGGAGTTCCGCCCCTGGCAGCGTGATCTGTTCGGCAGGCTGCTCGCACGGCGCCCTGATGGCCGTTACAAGCATCGGCAAGCGCTCGTCGGCATGCCCCGTAAGAATGGCAAGAGCGCCGTTGGTGCTGCGCTGGCTATCTTCGGCCTGGTGTCTGGTCCCCGTGGTGGTGAGGTTTACTCCATCGCCGCTGACAAGGAACAAGCGCGCATCGTTTTCGGCACTGCCAAGAAGATGATTGAGATGGCGCCAGAGATGGCGAACAGTTTCAACGTCTACCGGGACGCCATCGAGCTACCGGCGACGGGCAGCGTGTACCGCGTGCTTTCCGCTGAGGCGTTCACCAAAGAGGGTCTGAACCCTCACCTGACGATTGCGGATGAAGTCCACGCACAGCCAACGCGTGAACTCTGGGACGTCATGTCCCTGGCTTCTGGCGCCCGTGTGGAACCCATGATGGTTGGTATCACTACCGCTGGCGTGAAGTCGGATAGTTCCGGTGGCGACTCGCTGTGTTACGGCATGTATCAGTACGGCGAAAAGATCATTCGGGGCGAAATTCAGGACCCCGCTTTCTACTTTGAGTGGTGGGGAGCGCCCGAAGGCGCCGACCACAAGGACCCAGCGGTATGGGCTGCTGCCAACCCTGGGTACAACGACATCGTCAGCGCTGAAGACTTCCATTCCTCCGTTCTGCGTACTCCCGAAGCGGAATACCGCACGAAGCGGATGAACCAATGGGTGTCGGCGGCGCAAGCCTGGTTGCCCGCTGGTGCCTGGGACGAGTGCGCTGGCTCCGCTGACAGCATCGCGCCCGGTACCGAAGTGGTCCTGGGGTTCGATGGCTCGTTCAGCAACGACTCAACGGCCCTTGTGGTGGTCACCTGCCCGCAGGGCGAAGACGAGAAGCCACATGTTGACGTTGTGGCAGCGTGGGAGAAGCCTACGGATGCCGGGCAGGACTGGTCTGTCCCGATCTTCGATGTTGAGGACGAGATCAGGAAGGCTTGCCGACGCTGGCAGGTGCGCGAGATCGTCTGTGACCCGTTCCGCTGGGCACGCACGTACCAAATCCTTGAAGCTGAGGGACTCCCGATTGTTGAGTTCCCTCAGTCGCCAGCGCGCATGGTTCCCGCAACGCAGCGCTTCTATGAAGCCGTGCTGAACAAGACGCTGACGCATTCCGGTGACCCGCGCCTAGCGCGCCATCTCTCGAACTGCATTCTTCGCACGGATTCGCGCGGCTCGCGCCTGAGCAAGGACGCCAAGGGGTCTCCCCGGAAGATCGACCTTGCAGTCAGCGCGGTAATGGCGATGGAGCGTGCTTGCCAAGAGGCGGAGGTTATCCCCGAACCCCAATTCTTCAGTTGGGCGGACCTATAAGGACGGATCAATGAAGTTCAGTCGGCGCCTGATAGGCGAAATTGCCGATGTTTTCGGTGTCGGTTGCCTGGTGGGCGCCGGTTGGGAGTTCAACACCGTTCTTGGCCTTGCGCTGGCTGGTGTGGGACTCATCGTCATTAGCGCTGTGGTGGTGGACAAGTAATGAGCCTGCTAAAGCGCGCTGCCACCACTACGAAGCGCTTCTATGCGCCCTCCGGTGCTGGCGATCCGTGGACCATCCCGAGCAACGGCAGTCTTGCGGCGTACACAGCCTCAGGCGTCCCTGTGACGGACGAAACGGCCATGCAGATGGTTGCGGTTGCTGCCTGCGTCCGGCTGCTTTCAGACGCTGTTTCTGGCCTTCCCTTCGATGCTGTCAAGGCTGATGGCGAGTTGCGGAAGACCATCGAGCCTCCGCCCGCCATCGTCGCTGACCCGTTTGGCGGAGCGTCTACCCCTGGTCTGCCCACAAGGCGTCAGGGTTTCGTTCAGATGATGGTGTCGTTGCTGCTGCGCGGTAACGCCTATTGCCTGATTCTCTCGAAGGACAGTTACGGTCGTCCGACTCGACTCATGGTCATTCACCCCGATCGGGTGCGCTGTGAGTTCGACGAGTTCGGGCGCCGGAAGTACGAGATTGACCGACAGACCGTCAACGCTGACAACGTCGTGCACATCATGGGCATGGGTTACCCCGAATCGCCCACGGGTCTCAGCGTGATCAGCTACGCCAGGCAGGCTATCGGCCTGGGTCTCGCCGCTGAGGAATTCGGCGCTCGCTTCTTTGGCGAAGGCGCGCACATGACTGGCGTTGTCGAGATCGAAGCCGACCTAGACATCGACCGCGCACGCCGGATCAAGGAGAATTTCTCCGCCTCTCACAGCGGACTCAAGAACTCACACACGGTCGGTGTGCTGTCTGGCGGAGCGAAGTGGAAGCCCATTTCGATCTCGCCGGAAGATGCACAGTTCCTCGGCACTCGCGCTGCTCAGAACCTAGACGTTGCCATGGTGTTTGGCATTCCGCCCCACATGCTTGGCCAGGTTGACAAAACCACGTCGTGGGGTACTGGCATTGAGCAGATGGGACTTGGCTTCCTGGCGTACACGCTGGGTGCCTGGCTTGGCCGTTTCGAAGACGCGTGGTCCGCCATGCTTCCGCGCCCTCAGTCTGCCCGCTTCAACGCTGACGCTCTGCTTCGCACCGACACAGCGGGTAGGTACGCGGTTTATTCCGCTGCCCGTTCGGCGGGAATCCTCACCACCAACGAAATCCGCGCCCTTGAGAATTACGGGCCCGTGGATGGTGGCGACAACATTTCTGCCCCGCTGAACTCTTCTACGCCGGGACTCACCAAAGACAACGGCGCTTCACCGAGTGCGCAGAAAGCAGATGCGTTGGGAGCTGTTCTCTAATGACCGATTTCTCTACCCGCGATTCGCTGCGCAACATACGCGAGGATCGCAGGCGCCCGTTTGAGGGTATGGAACTGCGCGAGCAGTCCAACGGCACTCTTCGTTTCACTGGCTATGCGTCCGTCACGGAAACCCCGTACGAAATGCAGGACTTTCTAGGTGACTACACCGAAGTTGTCCGGCGCGGGGCGTTCAGTAAGACGTTGGCCGAAGGTGCAGATGTCCCGTTCAAGCTCAATCACGATGGCATGACGCTTGCTCGGACCAAGTCCGGCACCATGCGGCTGTCTGAGGACAGTACGGGCCTGCACGTTGAAGCGGACCTAGACCCTGGTAACGGCCAGGTACGGGACATCCGCAGCGCCATGGAGCGTGGCGACCTTGACGAGATGAGTTTCGCTTTCCGCGTGACTCGTCAGGAGTGGTCGCCCGACTGGACACAGCGAGACATCACCGAAGTGAACATGAACAAGGGTGACGTCAGCATCGTGAACTATGGCGCCAACCCACACACTTCAGGGCTCACGACTCTTCGCAGCGCGCTGGCTGATGGTGCGCTGACCCGTGATCAGCTCGAATCGCTGCTCCGCTCGATTCCTGAGCTTGCGGACATGGTGGCCGATCGGCCCGTTGTCGAAGAGCCTGCCCCTGAACCCCGCAGCGAGGATCTTTCGCTGTTTGAGGCGCGGTTGCGCGCCCTGCATCTGTAACGGCCCCGGATCACGCCGGATCTCACGCCGGATCACCTACGGATTTCCGTACGTGACACCACCTGAGACACCACCTGACGCAGCGTGGGCAACCCCTCCATTCCTATGAAAGGTCCCTCCCGTGGACAAGCGTTCCCTGATTTCTGACCTGGTGGCCAAGCGCAGCGCTGAGCGCACGAAGCTGGATGCCCTTCTGGGCGAGGCTCGCTCCGCTGAGGCTGGCATGACCGACGAGCAGCGCGCCGAGTTTGACAAGGGCGAAGCCGAGATTCGTTCGCTAGACGAGCGGGTTGCCGAGCTTGACGCGCAGGTTCGCGCTGATGACGCTGCGGCCGAGATGGCTAAGCGCTATGCGCCGAAGGCTGGCGATGGTGTCAAGTCTGAGCCTGAGGTTTACCGGTCCGGCCTGGGCGGTAACTCGTACTTCCGCGACATGTGGAATGCGCAGAAGAACCATGACCGTGACGCCGTTGAGCGGCTCGCGCGCAACAACCAGGCCCGTGCGACTGAGGCGCGTGCCCTGAGCACCACGAACGGCGCCGGTGGCGAGTTTGTTCCTCCGCTGTGGCTTGAGCGTGAGTTCATCAAGCTTGCTCGCCCTGCCCGCATCACTGGCAACCTGGTCCCGACTCAGGCCCTGCCCGCTGGCACCGATTCGATCAGCATCCCGAAGGTGAACTCTGGTACTGCGGTTGGCGTTCAGGCCACGCAGAACACGGGTGTTCAGCAGACTGATCTGACCACGGGTTCGATCTCGTCCAGCGTGACGACTATCGCGGGTGGCCAGACCGTCAGCCTTCAGCTCATCGAGCAGTCGCCGCTGAACGTGGATGACGTGATCCTTGCTGACCTTGCTGCCGCGTACGCCGCGCAGTACAACACCCTGATCCTCAGCGGTTCGGGTGCCGGTGGTAACCCGACCGGTCTGTTTACGCTGTCTGGCACCAACGCAATCGCCATGAGCGCCACCGGTTCGTCGAACCTTTACAAGGCCATCGCGAACGCCATTCAGACCGTTCACACGAACCGGTTCCTTCCGCCCGACACGATCATCATGCACCCGCGCCGTTGGGCTGCGCTGCTTGCTGACTCGGACTCGACCGGGCGCCCGCTGGTGGTCCCGAACGCGTCCGCTCAGAACTCCCTTGCCACGACCGGTGAGGTTGCGGCTCAGGGTTACGTGGGCACCATTCAGGGTCTGCCGGTTTACGTTGACTCGCTGATCCCGACCAACGTTGGCGCTGCTACCAACCAGGACCGTGTGATTGTCGCGCGCATGGCTGACCTGATGGCTTGGGAGGGCAACGTCAAGGCGGAAGCCTTCCCGCAGACGTACGCCAACCAGCTCAGCGTGTTCATCCGGCTGTACAACTACATGTCGTTCCAGCCTGGCCGTTACCCGAAGTCGATCTCTGTGATTGACGGCGCTGGCCTGGTCCCGCCTGCCTTCTAAGTGAGCCTGTGAGGGTCGGGGTCACCTACGGATTTCCGTACGTGGCCCCGGCCCTTGCTGCTGCCCGCTAGTGACGACGAGAGGAACACATGAACCCCATCAACTACGCGCTTGGACTGGCTCACGAAGTCAGCCACCACGCGCAGGGTGACAAGCAGCGTGAGGCTTCGGCCCGCGAGTCCCTGACGTGGGCTGCTGCGGAGCTAGAGAAGCTCGACCCCGCCAAGCTCAGCGCCAGTGTCCGCGCGCTCTTCGAAGAGGCTAAGCAGGCTGCTGCTGACGCGCTGACCAGCAAGCCTAAGAGGGCAGCGAAGGCGCCCGCCGCAACTGAGTAGGGGATGACATGCCGCTGATTTACTTCACGGGGCAGGACGTAGCGCTTACGGCTAACCCGCTCGACGACAGCGGTAACCCCGTCAGTGGCGCTGTGAGCGTCTCTGTGACCGTCACAGACCCGTCCGGGGGGATTACCCATCCCACCCCGTCAGGGCCCGTCAGCGGGGCGTACACGGCCGTTGTGCCGTCTGTCAGCGTTAGCGGTGTGTGGCTCGCTCGCTGGACTGCTACCGGCACGGGCGTTGCCTGGTCGCTGGAGACTCAGTTTCAGGTGCGCCCGCTGGGGCTGGAACAGCTAGTAGACCTTGCCAGCGTGAAGGCGCACCTGAACATCCCCACCAACGACAATCGCCAGGATGACGAGCTACAGGGCTTCATCCTGGCCGCAGGCGAGTTGGCCCGTAACCACTGTGGCCCGTTCATCCCGGAGACTCACACAGAGTTCTTCGATGGCGGGGTGTCTTCGGTCATGCCTGCCTTCACTCCGGTTGCCAGCGTGCTCAGCATCACTGAGTACTACGGCCTGAGCGCGTTCCCGCTGACCGAGCAGCCGCTAGGGGGTCAGTCGAGTGCGTTCGCGTTCACCGTGGACCCCAATACGGGCCTGATCACGCGCCGGACCATGGGCGGGGAGGCTGCAACCTTCGCTTTCGGCACGAAGAACATCAAGGTTGTGTACTCCGCTGGCCGTTCTGGCGCCGTTCCCTGGTCCGTTCGTCTCGGCACGCTGGAACTGATCCGGCACCTGTGGCAGATGACGCAGCAGGGTGGTGGACGTCCCAAGTTCAACGCTGGCGCCTATGACGGCGGGGAAGCTGTGGTTCCCACTGGCTTTGCCATTCCGTCCCGTGTGCTTGAACTCTGGCAGACCTATTACAGGGGCCCCGGTATCGCATGACCATTCCAAATTCAACGGCCCCTGCCGTCCGACAGTGGCTCTTTGACCAGTGCACGGCAGGGCTCGCGCC